TCGGCTAGGTAATCCCCGATATAGAGGGGCATCCAAATATCAGTCTTCTTTGCGGTTTCCATTCAATCCTCTTCTCAGTTGAGGCTGGCGGGGACGCTGAGAACGTCCCCGGCCACTTACGACCCCAGTGATCAGCCGGGATACCCGAATCCAGCGCGAGAGCGGCGGACAGTTTCATTATAGCGCAAAAAGGAAGAAGCGCCCCAAGAATCTGAGACGCTTCGTTTTGGTGGGAACGTATGCAGGGGCAGAGCGAGGACGTGTTGCGGGGTTTAGTGCAAGTATTACACCTTCTTGGGGGTGTACTTGGCTCCAGCGGCCTCATAGACTCCAAAGGCCAGCCGCTCCAGAGCGTCGAACGTCAAGTCATCGGCGATCACATGGTAGGCCAGGTCGATAGCTATACTCTTGAGATTCGGCGATTCCAGCTTTGAGACCGGCGCGGAAACAGGCTGCCGCGGAGGCTCAGGGGCGGCTTTAAGGGCTGTCTCGCGTTTTGACAGCGCCTTGGGCCTTGCTACAGGTTTGGGAGCCTTGGCAGGCTTGGCAGTGCCGGGGATGCTGGCCTGGGCGGGCGGTGGCGGTGTGGGGCGGGCTGCTACGGCCGCTTTGAGAACCTTGACACCCTCATCCGCTCCGTGTTCCTTGACGGCATGAAGTACGGCGCCGGGGGTGACTTCTCCGGCAGCGACAAGAGCTTTGGCCTCTTCCGGGGCGTCGTGGAGGGCTATAGCGTCGGTAATGAAGCGCCGGGGCTTGCCGATGTGTTCTGCAATCCAATCCTCAGACTTGCACAGGCCATCGCGGAGCCGTTTGCATTGGAGTCCGATTTCCAGCGGCGTGAGTGGCAGGCCGGAATTGCCTACGAGGGTAGAGACTCGCAGATCGGCGGCGCTCCCGTCTGTGTCGGTGATGGGAATGTTGGCCTCAATGCCTTCGTCCCACAATTCGAGGTAGGCTGTCAATCGGCACTCGCCGTCGATCAGCAGCGGGGTTCCGGTGGCGCGGATGTAGCGCACCTTGATGGGGTCAAAGAGGCCCGGCAGTCCATCATTCATCCGGGCTTTGATTGACGGCTTGAGTGTGTTTTCGATGTGGTCACGGGTTGCGGGGCTGGACATATCGCGTGAGTTCCAGCCCTCCTGAATGACGATTGTGCGCGGCGGCAGGTTGCGGCCTTCAAGTTTGAGGGTCGTACCATCTTCGGCGCGGCTGAGGCGCTCACCTGGAAGTGGCATGATTACATCTCCCTTTCTTTGGTTTACGTTCGTTTCGCATAGCACACAGCAGCGATCAGCCATGCGCCGTAGATTGCGGTTTCGAGTAGCGCGGTCACAATTCTCCCGCCGCCTTGAGCGCATCGTGAACGAACATATAGCCGTCCCGCTCAAGCACTTTTTTCAGCGCCTCAACTAGCGCATCCTCGACCGGGCGCGTGTTCCATGCGGCGATTGCCTCTTTCTGTGTACCTCCGCTTTGCATGGAAATGGTGTGCTCAGGCTCTTCCCCTTCACACTCGACATACCAGACAAGATTGCCGGGGCCGCTGCGCTCAATGCTCGGCTTCTTCCCACAAAACGGGCACAGTTTCAACGCTTCGCTCATTTCAAATATCCTCCTATCCATAGCCAGCAACCGATCAGCGCCAGCGGGATTACAGTTGCGGCAACAGCGGCCACGGTGGGCCAGTGAAGCTGTGATTTCCACCATGGTTCTGGCTCCGGCAGGATGCTGCGGTTGCGTTCCGTGCTGAGCGCGTAGGTAAGCGGGTCAGCGCCGTCTTCGCCATCGTTGTGCTGCCATTTGCGCTGCTGTGTGGTCATGGGCACACCGCCGTGAACGGGTACGGAATAAGTTCTCGAATCGTCGGTGCCCTCTGGCGCTGGTACTCTGCGTAGAGCGTTGCCCTCTGGCGCTCGTACTCTGCGTAGAGCGGTGCCGTCCATTTGTAATTACAGGCAGAGAGTAGCCATTCGAGCCAATCTCCACGGTCGCAAGACTCCCAAGTGACAGATAAAGATTTTCCTTCCTGCCACACACGCGCCTCTTCGCAAGCGCCTTCGTCTGCCAGCCATTCCGCAAAGGCTACGGCGTCATTCGGTGGATTCCTCATCTTCTCTCCCTCTCGCGGTCCATAACTCCCGCAGGTTGGTCAATCATTCTGTTGCTAGAGCCTACTGCGCTGCCCTAGCCGCTGGACTCGCTATCCACGATTAGACTGGTGTAGCCAGTTCTTCGATACGCAAAGCCTGCTGATTTCTAGCGGCTGTCCTGCGCGTCTTGTCTGTAATCGTTTCGTCCTGCTAATCCAGCGGCTAGGGCAGCGCAGGACTGCCGATTCAATCCTCATTCTCCCAGCCGTTCCCGTGCGCGGCATCCCTCAGCTTGCGCCCTGCTTCGATGCGCCGTAGTTCCTCCGCGTCCTCAAGCATCCACTCTTGCCCGATGCGCTCTGCGATCAGGTCAATCTCCGCGTCAGTCGGCGGAGGATACTGCGCTGCCGGCGGCGCTTTCTGCTTGACTCGGATTACGGCAAGCAGCAGGACCACGCACAGCACCACGCCGCCGATAATCAGATCAGGTAAGGGGATCATTGTGCGGCCTCCACGGTGAATTTCTTAATGCTGACCGAGGAGATGTGCAGGCGCCCGTTCGGGCCTTGACCTCTCCATCCTGTCAGTTTGCCCTCATTGAAGAGCCGATGGATGTACTGCGGCTTGACTCCGAGATAATCCGCGGCCTCTTGGGTTGTGAGGTAATCTTTGTCGGGAGTGGTCATAGTGGACTCCTTTTGTCCGTTAGTGCAAGAATCACACTAAAACAGGCATGGTTGAGTACTGGCGAAGAGCGGAGATTCCCGCTCCAGTATCCCGGCAGCGCGTTCGATACTTTTGAGGGGCTGGCGCATCTGCGCGGTCAGTTCCTCGTTAAGATTCGTATCGAACGCGCTGCGACATAAGCCGCCTCGTAAACCTTTTCCGCTGCCTTATAGGTTGCGCGCGCGGTCAAGAACTCCAAGTCTGTGATCTCGCCGGAGTGATGAGCGGCTTGGATGCGAGAAAAATCACGAGTCGCAATGCGAATGGTTGCGAGAGCAGAGTCGTATGCGGTCATTGGTGTTTCCTCCCTTTCCTTCCCAGGGCCTGTACCCTGCTTGCATGATGTAAACCTATACCCATACAATAATCACTGTCAAACATAATCATGTAAATACTTACATAGCGTATCATATCGTGAGATAGCAGTACATATCCTTATATATAGATACACTGTGACGTGGAAGCCAAAACGCGCTATAATCACGCTCAGGAGTGAAGCATGGCAGTCGGACGGCCCACCGAATATCGGCCCGAATTCATGGAAACAGCCGCGCAGATGTGTGCTAACGGAGCGACTGACATGGAACTTGCTGACGAATTTGAGGTTAGCGTTACAACTATCTACAATTGGCGCGCAAAACATCCAGAGTTTCTTGAGGCCGTTAAGACCCCTAAGGGAATTGCGGACGATAGAGTCGAGAGATCGCTCTTTGAACGGGCTACTGGATACGCTCACAATGCCGTTAAAATCTTCATGCCAGCGGGCACGGATAAGCCGATAATTGTTCCGTATGTAGAGTACGTTCCTCCTGATACGACTGCCGCCACGTTCTGGTTGAAGAATCGTAAACCGGCAGAATGGCGCGAAAAGACTCCCGGTGAATCGCCAGAGAACCCGGTATATACCCGTTCTCTGAACGACTTCTACGGTGATATTCCTAGCAAGGAATAGATGAACGTGTACAATGTACACATGGGCGATGGTGTGGCAAAGGTTTGGCAATGCGACGTGTGTGGGTATCAGTGGCTCAAGTTTGCTGACCGCCCAAAACCAACCCATTGCCGCAACCGCGAGTGTCGCTCTCGCAAGTGGAATAGTGGCGCGGTAGCTCAGACGGCAGAGCAGACGATTTGTAATCGTCCGGTCGATGGTTCGATTCCTTCCCGCGCCTCCAGACCGGCCCATGCTCCCAATTGCTCTTGTGGAATATGTAGGCCATCGAAATGAGCGCGATATGTGAAGTCCAGCGCCCGACATTAAACCCTGCCCTTAGAGCTTTCTGGGAAGCGCGAACCGACTCCAAAGGCTTGCGTGTGGCTGGGCGAGTTCTTTACGGCGGGCGCATCTCAAGCAAGTCGTGGGACGCCGGCGGATTCGCAATCTTCTTAGCATCCTCATTCCGAGTGCGTTTTCTCTGCTGCCGTCAGTTCCAAAACAAGATCGCAGAATCGGTTTACACGCTGCTTAAAACGCAGATAGAACGGTTCAAGCTCAATGACGAGTTTGACATTACCGACAAAGCCATAGCTCACAAAAAGACAGGTAGCGCATTTCTTTTCTACGGTTTAGCTCGAAACATACAAGAAATAAAATCACTTGAAGATATAGACGTATGCTGGCTCGAAGAGGGGCAGTTCCTCACCAAAGAGCAGTGGGAGATTTTAGAGCCTACGGTGAACCGCAAAGAGGGATCGCAGACGTGGATTATCTTCAATCCGCTGTTTGCTACCGATTTCGCCTTCCAGCGATTCGTTGTCAGCCCTCCCCCTGGCTACATTGTCCGCAAGATAAATTACGATGAGAATCCATTTATTTCACAGACCGCGCTCAATCTAATCGAGCGGACACGCTCTGAGTCAGATGATGATTACCGGCACATCTACCTTGGGGAGCCGCGTGAGGACACAGAGGGAACGGTCATCAAGCGCAGTTGGATCGAGGCCGCTATTGATGCGCATCTCAAGCTGGGCTTTGAGGCCACGGGAAAGCATACCATCGGGTTCGACGTGGCCGATGATGGAGAGGACGCCTGCGCGAACGTCTATTCACATGGCAGCGTGGCCCTCTGGTCAGACGAGTGGCGGGCGCGTGAGGATGAGCTGCTCAAGTCTTGTATGCGGACCTACGCAGCGGCTTCCGAGCGTCAGGCGGAGATTCGGTACGACTCCATCGGCGTCGGGGCATCATGTGGAGCTAAGTTTGATGAATTGAACCAGGTACGAGACAAGCATCTCCGCCGCAAGTATGCCAAGTTTAACGCCGGGGCAACAGTCGAACGCCCGGAAGAATACTATGTCAGCGACAGGCAGGAAAGAATCAAGAACAAAGACTATTTCTGCAACCTCAAAGCTCAGACGTGGTGGGGAATTGCAGACCGTTTCCGCAATACCTACAACGCAATCCACCATGGGGAGAAGTATAGAGACGATGACCTAATCAGCATTTCGAGCGATATGCCGCATCTGGAGAAACTGAAAACGGAACTATCAACACCAAAGCGGGATTTTGACCGTAACGGGAGGGTGAAGGTGGAGAGCAAGGAAGATTTGGCAAAGTCTACGCGGATCGGTGGGAGTGTGCCGTCGCCTAACCTGGCAGATGCGTTTGTTATGGCGTTTGCGTCGCCTGTAACGTCATCGCTCAATATCAACCAAGCCGCGCTAGATGCGGCAATGAGGGCGCAATGAGGTATCGACGCACAGAAGAGGAAATGCTGGCCGAGCCTATGCCAGTGATGTATTCCAAGAGCCAGATTGCCTTGCGCGACGGTGTGCGGAGCAGCTTCCCATGCTGGCGTGGGTCACGTCCGTTTGACTTTCGTAACGGTTGGACACGCTTAGGCGATTTCTTCGCTGAGGGATACTACCTGCGTGACGAAATGAGAGAATTAGTGCATAATCGTTTCGGAGTGAGCCTTTAATGGAAAACGAAAAGCCTACCGAGCAGCCGTCAAGCAGCCGTGATCGTGTCCGCCGTTACCGCGAAAGGAAACGTAAGAGTAACGAACTTGCAACGCAGAGAATCAGCCCGTCTGCGATTCGGTTAGCTCTTGAGGAGCCAGTCGAGCGCGTCCACTACCCTATCCGCATCCCTGTGATACCGAAGGGAGTAGCGCCGCATGGGGTCACTCCCCAGGTGGCCATGGACTCAGAGCCGGGTTACGAGTGTGCGCGTCTGGCA